ATGTCAGCCACGCTGTACTTGGTGAACCACTTGCCATTAATTTCTTCCACGCCATCACGGAAAGCAGTCTGATAACGAGTCGGTTGAGCTTGCGGGCCTTCAAAGACTACGTCATAGCCCATATCGTTAATCAGCTCCACCGTCAGTTGTTGCGGGAAGGACGTAGTAGGGAAGGCAGCACGGAACTCAGATTCCGTAATTACCGCTCCAGTATCTTTGTTACGAAGTTCCATGTTTGCTCCTAAGCAATTGCGAGGAAGATGAATGTCCCACCATTGGCATTAATAGCCGCAGGCGCGGTGCTGCTAATCTCAAACCCTGCGCTATATGTGTCAACGTAGTCGGTGTTAAAGACATCAGCAGCGGTGCTGTTCAAGAGAAGGTACGGGTCGTTACCAGCCACAATCCCGCGCGCGCTATCCCAGACGTACCAATCACCAGTTGTGTCAGTACGCTTAATCAGGACGAACCTAGCACCACCAGTGAAGCCACAGTCAATAGTCTGCGTTGCGCCCGTGCCTGTGTAACTGCCTACTTTGGAAACACCAGCGCAGGTTGCGAATAGGTAGGCTACATAAGTTTCAGCAGATTGATTTGTAGAGGCGTGTGTTCCTACTGTAAAAACTGAAGATGTTGGATTTGTATCATTCCAGATAGCTGTAGAAGTACTCAAAGCCAAAGTTGTATCCAAACGCATAAACTTTGTGCCGCCACCCGAACTTACATAAACACTCCAATTTGTGGCTGCATAACTACGGCTTTTAACAATCATCAACTCAGGCGCTGCCGCCAAATTATGCGTCACAGTCCTAGCTACTCCCGTCCCCGTATAGAAAACTTGATCAAAGAAGCCGGGGGCGCGGTCAAACAAATAGTTGATGTATGCGTTGCCGCCAGCGTTTGTGTTGGTTGATGTTGTGCCGACTTTGACGCCATCCATGACATCCCAAGGGTTGGCTTGCAGAGTGGTTGTTCCAGCGGAATTCTCTACGGATGTGGATGAGGTCTCTAAGTAGCCCGTACCTGTAAGCCGTGAAACAAATAAATTACCAACTGCTGCACTTCGATACTTAATCAACACAGCATCTGAAACACCTGCGCCGCCGGTAACCGTGGCGTTTGCACCAGTACCACTTCTTGCAATAGGACTAAACACACTCGTACCACTCGTAGGCACTTTCATCGGGCCGCGACGGATGGCGATGTACGCAATAGTTGCGCCGTTTAAGTATGCTCCTGCTCTAACCTTAAAACCGACTGATGTTGGATAACATTGTTGACCAGCAAATTCAGCCCCAGAATCATTTGCGAATAAAAGTTGTGCATTTGCGCCTGTTGGAGAACCTCGCATGATGTCTGATATAGACCACCCAACACCGGAACTTGTTGTCTTTAATAGCAACCATTGCGTTTCCCAACCAAGGTTAATTTCTTGGTCTATCGTATTGTTGTGCGTAAACGACCCACACGAAATCACATTGTCATTACCCGTCAGGCCAAAGCCGCCAGCGTTGTGGGCAAATAGGTAGGCGACGTAGGTTCCGCCATTGGCGTTTACACCAGAGTCTGTCCCTACAGAAAAAACAGTTGATGTTGGGGCGCTGCTGTTCCAGACAGTTGGAACGGGAGTCCACGCAGAGGCCGCGTCGTTACTGTTAAGAGGGATTGCCGTTAACGCGCCAAGTGAAGTGTGATATGTGTACCACTGGTCTGAAACGTCAGTGCGTTTTACGACCATGAACCCCGGCACAGAACCAAGATTGTGAGCGATGGTTCTAGCCGAACCGGTACCCGTATACGTCACCACATCAAAGAACTTGGCCTGCTTGCGGAATGTCCATGAGACGTAGGTAGCGCTGGATGTGTTTACGCGACCACCATCACCTATGGTGAACCCATTTGACAAAAATGAGGTGACGCTCGCAGTTTGTGCAGCGCTTGGAATAAAAGCGGCACTATCTAAATTGGTGCTTAATTCGTTTCCTTTTGAATCCGGGCCAAGTCCTCTCGCCGTGTCATTAAGAATATGATTTGTGGCTCCAGACCTGCCTTTAATCCAAACCAACCCACCATTGGTAGACAAATCAATGTTATTCGTGATGGTCTGGTTGGCCCCAGTACCCGTATATAGGTAGGTGCTGAAGACCGACTCTATGTAATTTGCTTCGCTTGACACTTGACTTGCACTTGTACTAAACATTTTGTGTTCCTTTGCAATTTTCAAAGTGCCAACGCTTTGCAACATTGACAGCAATGACTTTCATACATTGAGGGCATTCAACTTTTGGCTTTGGAATGCCAAGACGAGATTCACTCATTTTAATTTTGGATGCCTCAGTGTGGCAACGCCCTTTCATTGGACTTGGCCTGCCACGCAATGTATTTGATACTTTCTTTTTTGTTTCCTCAGAGGGCCTATAGTTTGTCTCTAACCGCGCATTAGCAATATTCTTTCGTCCCCGCTCTGACTTTGGTTTGCGCATCTTTTCTTTTGTTTCTTCAGATACGACTCGGTTTTTTTGTATGCAAGAAATATAAGCCTTATGTTCATCAGTATGCTTGTATCCCTTAGCGCCATCACCACCGTCTGTCATATTTGTTAAACATATGCCAAAGTCTCTTATTTCTGATATCAAAAAACACTCTAATTCAATTGCTTGTTCATCAGAAATATTTTCTTCAATTTTTTTAACCACCGGACTTAGTCCAGCATAAAGCAATTGACGAATCTTGCTGAGTTTTAAAGACTTCCTATTTTTGTAATATTTTGCTTCTTTCTCATGAAAATAGCAGCGATTGCCAACGCCCTTGCCAATGTAAAAGGGTTTGTTATTCCTTGGGTCAATCAAAGCATAAACATAAGAATTATTCATATTACAAATACGATTGACCTGCGTTGGAACCCCACCAATAGGTGCCGTCAGCCGTGAACACGAACTTGTCACCCTTGCTTGCAGTGCTAGTAATCGTCGGAGCGGTGTTAGCAGGCCACTTAACCGATGCCGGCCAAGTCACAGTGCGCGAACCAGTAGCGTCTTGCTTTTGGAACAGCGTGAACGACTTACCAGCAGTGGCAGTGGGGAATGTGTAGGTGCAGTTACCAGTCAACGTCAGAATTTGCAGACTGCCGTTGGCAAGATCAATTGTATATGCGGTACTGGTGTTAGCAGTAGCCACTTCTTCTGTATAACCATTGGTAAATGTACCAGCCTCAATAGTCTTATTAGTTAGTGTCTGAGTGCCAGTAGTCGTTACGTCACCACTAGCAGATGCCAGCCAAGATAGAGTTCCTGATCCGTTAGTACCGAGAACTTGACCATTAGTACCATCAGCAGAAGGAAGCGTCCAAGTGACGTTACTAGCAACGGTAGCCGGTGCTTGGAATGCAACCCAGTTTGACGAATCGCTATCAGCCAGACGCAAGTCACCCTGACCATTCAGAGTAAGGTTGCCGCTATTGGTTTGAGCGCCAGAGACAGACAGGGTAGAACTCAATACGGTTGCACCAGAGACGGTTACAGCACCGTTGAAGCTATTGTCTTGGGCCACAGCGCCAGATTGCCAATCCTTGAGATAGGCCATCAGAGTACGGATAGCATCATTAATACCGGAAGGAGCGCAGCCTTCTGCAATGTTGATGCTGTTGATGTCTGTATTGCTTCCAGGGGTACTGCTGAATTCTGAAATCTTTACCTTTGGCATGATTTATTCCCTTTCTCTGCCCGATTGGTACAGGATGTTATATAGACGTTGATCAAGCAATGTAGGAGCATATTTGCGAGTTGCTTCAATTCCCATACGAGCAGGCCTTCCAGCCATACCAGCAGCATAAGCAGATTCTCCAACTACCCTAGGAGAAGATGCTAACAGCGCGGCAAGTGCCGGAGGAAGTCCACCCATGCTAAATGCACCACCAGCAGCAATCGGAGAGCCTAGTCTTGAAAGCCCACGGGGAGTCAGTTCTGACAAAGATTGTCCAGCAAGTGCCGGAAGTATCTCACGACCACCTTGAGCCTCTAATTGTTTTGCAAGATTCAATCTTTGACCATAATTTGTATTAACATTATTTCTCATCAATGACTGAAGTTTACGCAATGCAGTATCAGTAGATGCCTTATCACCAAGAGACAATGTACGTTCAATCTCTCGAATCTGATCACTAGCAGTTGAGTATTGACGCATTACATTTGCATAGGTTGGTGCTTGTTTAACAATCTCTTTTTTGATTGAGTTATAAACTCCACCAACAGCAGCACGAGCCTGTTTTTGCTCAAATGGAATTGTCTCCAGCAAATCACCAACCCTTTGTTTAAGAGCGTCCATACCCTCTGGAGTATGAAACTCATTTGGATTTGCATTTCTCCATTCATCAACAATGTTGCGAGCATCAGATAATTCTTTATATGCACGCTCATTAACAATCTTGCCTTTATAAGTAGTTTTGGCAATAGATTGATTAATGGAATTATCAATTCCAGCAAAATCAAGAACTGATTTATCGTTCTTAATATCAACCATGCCAGAACGATATTCATTTTGCTTGGCAATGTTCATATCTGCAAGATTTTGTTTTGCAGCATCAAGAACATCAGTAATTTCAGCCTTGCCAGTGAGATTCTCACGAAATTGTTTAGCAGTCTCACCACCAGTTACACCAGCACGAAATGCTTGTTTGATTGGTTCTTTGCCGACGCCAGTGGTGACACCAAGTGCCTCTCCAGCAAGCCTTCCAGCACCACCAGCTACAGCACCACCAGCACGCAATGTTGCTGCAAGAGGATCAATTGCAGTGGCAACGCGACCAAGTCTAGGAGCAACTAGAGAGCCTCCTGAAAGCACTGTAGATACATCTGCCAAGAATCCAGCGGGGTCTTTTGCAATGGTTTGCCGTACACCCTCCGAACTTCCATATCTTTGTCGATAGAAGTTAGCAACCTGATTGGCAGCTGCTTGAGATTGTTTATCTGGCCCAATAGCATTGACGATGCTCTCAGGAAGAATGTTTTGCAATCCACCAGCAGCAACATCAAGAATTGCTTTACCAGTCTGTACAGGATTAGTGACAGCTTGGTACAGTCCTTGGAAAAGGTTTGCAGTTGATTCTGGAAGGTTTGAAATAGCACTAGAAACAGTGCCACCAAAACTTTTGTCTTCGGGAACCTTTGCTTCTTGAATAGTAGTTGGTTGAGATTGAGACAAGGCGTATTGGTACGCCTGTTCATCTGACAATTCCTTATCAGACTCAACAATGAATTTCCCCCTATTAGGGATGCTAATTTCGTATTTAGGCATCATTGCACCTTACGAACAGTTACACCAGCAGGAAGACCAGATGTTTGTGGGGCAGCGCGGCCAGATTTAATCCGAGCAGATTCCAAAAGTGTTTCAAGACGCTTTTGTTTATCAGCAATAGTTGATGGCTTATCTCCAAGTTGCGGGAAATAAGACTTTTGATAGTTCATCAACTGTTCGCGTGTATATGCAGCACCAGTACCAAGAGTCAAAGCAGAATCAAGAATTTCAAGTTGAGCAGCCTCAACCTGCTGTCGAGATGCAGGATTCATTAAGTTCTTTAGATAATCTGATCCAGTTACAAACTTAACCGCTTCTGCTCCAATTTTTGGAGTTTGTGCGGATGGGTTTTGACCAATTGCTGTTTGCAATTGATCTATTCCAGCCTGCAAACGATTAGTCAAGAATCCAGCAGTACGCTCAGATTCTGTTGGCATATTTACATTTACTTGGCTTGGAGGAGCAAATGCTGCACCTGCTGCAATGGTTTTCCAAGTGCCATCAGTCTGGAATTCTTGAGTAATTTTTTGATTACCTTGAATATAGTCACGAGTATCACCAGGCTTGAATTTGCTCTTTGGCGTTCCTTGTGCAATCGGCTTTCCGGTACGCACATCATAAAGAGTTTCGCCCTCGCCAATTTTTTCTGTAACTGGCTTAAATAAATCACGGACAGAACTAACACCACCAAAGTAATCCTTTGCAAACTCAGGATATTGCATTGCAAGGCGCATAGCAGCGTTTTGATCAAATGCAGTAGTCGTTTCTGGAGGACGTACTTCACCAGCACCAGGACGACCATACGCATCCATCTGCTCAACTGTTTGTGTCTTAAATAGACCAGGAAGAGCATTTCGGAACTCTTCCTTGCGTAATAGTTGAGCCTGCTCTTGTTGAAGTTTGCGAGCAGCCATAAGACGCTCAAGACCCTTATCCATCAGTCCTTGATTGGCTTGCATGGCCTGCATACCAGCCTGACCAAGACGTTGACCGAATCCACCTGGAACGGTTGTAGGGCCACCAGCTTGCAACAGCGCGAGACCAAGGTTAGTAGTACCTTGTTCGCGTGCTTGATTCATCAGTAGTTGGAGTTGCTCAGGAGGCAGCAGACGTAGCAACGGGTCTTCTTCTTGAATGCCAAACAGATTACCGAGTAGTCCGTCCATATTTAAGCCCCCAAGAGTCCAGCAAGACCACCAAGGACAGCACCAGTAGTGCCAAACTTGGAGCCAAGTGCAGCACCACCAAGACCACTAATCAGCGGTGACGAATAGACCGGAGTCTGCGTAACCGATCCACGAGGCGCACCATAAGCAGCGCCTAAGAAGTTTGAGAGTTGCTGTTGCGGCAGGTTTTGGTAGTAGTTGAAGCGATTGATTGCATCTTGCAATGCTTGGCCTTGATAGGACTCACGAGCCTGACCAGCAGCAGCAAGTTGTGCAATATCACCATAGTCCGTAGCAGCAAGTGCAGGCGCACCAGTAGCGGCACGTTCTTGTGCAGCGCGTTCTGCGGCGTAGTTCTCATAGGCCAGCTTGCCAGCAGTACCAGTCAGAGCATTCGCCAGAGTGGTAGCAGCACGATCTTGCAATTGACCCATAGCACCAGAACCATATCGACCAGCCCTCGAAGCAGTGCTTGAGATATCTTGAATTGACTGATTGAACTGCTGTGCGGCAGCTTGGGCAGCAGGCTGGAATGCACCTTGGAAGAAAGGATTGCCGCCAAGATAACCGCCACCAATGGTAGATAGTTGCTGTTGTTGTGCAGCAAGATTTAGTGGGCTACCTTGGACTGCGCGATTCTTTTGTGCGAGTAGTGCTTGTTCTGTCTCAGCAGTCGGCGAGACATAAGTCTGACCAGGATAGTATTCTGGAGCCATCGTCTGATACTGGCGAGTTGCTTCCTCTAGCCCGTATTGGATGAACGGCTTTAGCAGCGGATCTAGCTGAGTGACGTTAGTTTGCACTCGCTCTTTTTGTCCAAAGATGTCACTCATTTATATCTCCTTAACCCATGCGCGAGGTCTGAATCCCATTTGCCGAGCGCGTTTTTCCCAACCTCTGCGCCAAGTCCTAAATTCCAAATACTTTGCATTACCTTGCTTGGCAATGCCTTCAATGTGCTTTAGGGCTTCATCGGCTACCGACTCAGACTCCGACCATGCAATGGAGATTCCTACGGTGTCACCTAGTGGCTCTAGTATAAACATACACGCCGGTTTGTTAAATAGATAACCGACCCAAAGCATTGCATTTTGATTGAAACACTGACAGTAAATCTCTTCTGGCATCCATTGCTCAGGAGATTTACGTTGAACTACAGAAAGTTTTTCTCTAACCCAAGGCCAAATAACCTTGAGTTCTGTTGGGTTAACGTATTTAACCGACAATGACATAAGCGTAAGTTTTATCCGCTGTGCTGTTAGCCCAATGAGTTAACGTTGCGCTACCTTGTGTTTGCGAACTCGCATAAATATTGCCGCCTTCAGCCGGTGAAACATAATTAACCGTAACGATGGCAGAAGGACAGGCCGGAATAGCTGGCGTTACACCACCAGATGCAGAAACTGCGTTGAAGTGTTCTATTGATACGCCTGTATTAGATACGCGCCACATAATTTGCACATAATCATTAGCGTCCATTTCAACAAAAAAGTTTAATGCAGCAATCAAGTGACTTGGATTCCCAGAACTCTTACGAGCAGACATACCAAATCGACTATCTGAACCCGCGATATCAGTTCCATTTTTGCGGAACCAAATATCAATATCTTGAGTGTCGTTTGTGGTGTTTTTCACTTGAATGGAAAACTGAATGTTATAAACACCGTAATTTCTGACATTAATACGAGAGGTGTTTGATACATAAACTCCATTCGTGTAGTCAGTCGTATTTAGTGCTAAAGCGTATGCAACATCTATGGCAGCAGCAGTTTGATTCGTAGTGTCCTGAAAAGCACCATACGGAGCATTGTCTTCAAATGCTGCGCTAGAAAACGGCAACAGGATAATCTTACTGTCGTAACCGATACGTTCATCGTAAAGCGTTGTAGTAGTAGCGTTACCAGTAGCAAGCGTGATAGTGCCTGTGTTATTGGTCTTGCCATCCATGATTCCACGGACGATTTCGGCAACCGCACGTTGGTCACCGCCGAATGGTGGTAGGGTGCGAAAAATCATCGTGTACCCGCGTTGGCAAGTTCAAGTTCAACGCCACTGGCGCTAGTCCAGTTACCAGTTGGCGACACTCGCACCCGATGGTATCGACCAACACTGCGTTGGGGAGAACGTCCATCAGAGTTGGCTGATACAGCAGAACCAAATGACGGTTGTGTAGAAAGTAGATTCCTTGATGCTACCGAAACAGTGGCTGAACCACTATCAACAATAGGACGAGCCATAGAAATCATGGTTGTCGCGTTAGATGTGATATCACCAGTAGTGATAGATGCAGTCGCATTGCCACCAGTAAACGTCACAATCTTTGCTCCATCTGTACCAGCAAGCAGCAAGTCACCACCAGACCATGTGCGGTCATCCCAGGACGTTTGAATTGAGTCAACAGTACCGTAGGCATCTAGCCCTTCAAGCGACACGCCAACAGTCATTGCTGACGCAATACGATCTACTGTAGTTACACAGTATGACCAGCGTTTAATCTGCCATTGATACGCCAAAATAGATTGACCACCAGATACATTTCGATAGCACCACATAATCAATGCACGAATTGGATCAACAGCAGTGGACATTCCTTCGATTTCACCAATAATTGCGTCATTAAAGAAAAACCTATCTACTTTTTCAGCACCAATTGGCGTTACATTCTGACCATCACACGAATAAAACCCATCATCTGACAGGAAATACGTCACACCACCATATTGAGCAATAGAATTTTGCTCAAAACAGCCAAGATTCCTAGAAATAGTGTCAAATTGGAAGAAAAGCGGTGAACCGACGTAACTCATCCGTGAAATTGATCGTTCTGTAAGAACTAAACCAAATTCACCACCAGTAATCCCTCTAATTTCACCACCTTCTGCAATATCCTGATAATCAGATTGGCTAGTAGCACCGCTAGTCCAGTCCGTTTCATCGTTAATATCAGACCATTGCACTCGATTATTATTTGTTCCAGCTCCAATGTTTCCACAAACAACAAAATCACGCACGATAGTTAGGTATTTAGCAACAGGCGCAGATGCACTAACGTCATTCCACGCTGTTGATGTGCCAATAGTCCACGCTTGTATCTTTTCTTCATTGTTTGCAGCAAGAATAACTTTGCCAAATTGCGTAAAATTCCATCTGTCATTAGTTGGAGTTGCATAACCACCAGCCTTTGAAACATCATCAAGACTCAAGTCAGCCGCGTCCAGCTTAAACATCTTGGATGTTCCTCCGGCAAATATCTGAGTAGTTCCACCACTCTTTCCTGCAACAATGTTGTTGAGAGTCTCCGATGCAGCAGCAGAGTAATCTGTTGCAAGAGGGAAAGGCGCGTATCCAGTAGCAATCGCATAAACATTTTTCGCCTCCGTAAGATTTCCAGCAACGCCTGGTTGATCTGGAACCCACTCGCCAAAATTTATTGTTGTTGCCATGAATTATTCCCAACAGAGACATTTGACCAATTATTGCTGCCAAAATCAGAGGCAGTCCACGAGTTATCGCTTGATGATGTAAGCGTCCAATCATTGGAACTTGTTGTTACAGGATTCCAACTGTTTTCAGAATCACTTACAACACTCCACTCTTCACCAAGAATGCGACCAATTGCAATAATACTTGCGCTGCCAACAATTGAGCCACTAGATACAAATACTGCATTGGCATAAGCGGAAACCTCCGCAGTACCAGTAATGCTTGCACTGGCAGAAGCAATAAATCCACCAACAGCAGATACAGTTGCTACTCCATTAATACTACCGCTTGACGTTCTTATCCGAATAGCACCAGAAGATACGGAACCGTTACTTGTAACGCTTGCACTTGCTAGCCTAACCCTCAAACACGCAGCAACAAGACTTCCTGTTGCATTGATAGAACCACTTGCAGTGCGAATTACCGTAGAACCGCTTGAGACGCTCGCTGTTGCGTTTATAAAGCCACTTGATAGTCTGACCCTAAAGGCATTGCTAGAAACGATTGCAGAGCCTTGTACGGCTCCGCTAGAAAATGTTATGCGTGTTGGTGCTGCTGTTACTGTTGCAGACGATGTTACCGATCCAGATGCAAGTCTTTCTCTGAATGCGGCAGCAGTAAGTGTTCCAGTTGCGCTAATGCTTGCAGTGGAGCCTTTGATACGTTGTGCGTCAGCGGATACAGATGCGCTTGCGCTTATTGATGCTGGATTTACATCAATTATGCAGCAGGTATCCCAGATTGCATCGTCTAGCGAAAACGCTAGTGTGTCGATGTTTCCAAAGTAATCTAGCTGCTCAAGTACCCACGGCCCGCATACCCTATCCGAGTACCAAGTGTTATCCAGCGAATACCCAAGAGAATCCAAATTCCCACGGGAATCCAGTTCTTCGAGGGTAAGCGGAATCATGCAAGCGTCACACTCAAACTACCGATGGCAATCTTAAAGATGTCGCCAGATTCGATAGCCTTTGAGGTATCCAGAGGAGTGTGGAACAGCATATTGCCCGTCGAGACCGCATCCCAAATGCCAATATGTGACACGGTTCCCCACGAGCCAGTAGCCTGCGGGAACTCAACTGCTGCGCTATTGGTAGACACACCATTGGAAGGCGCAGCCATCGTCACAGAAGTGCGGGCATACGAGCCACCAGAGACTTCAGTGCCAGTGCCAGCGTCAGTCGGGTCTGCGGTATGCAGAGAGACGAAGCAAGTGGTCGGGCTGGTGTACGAGGTATTGCGAAGAACTGCGTTAATCATCGCATTCTCCAGATAATTTGACATTTCAGACATTTTTAACTCCTATCGGTTGGCTACAGAGATGGCAAGCGGTGAAGCAGAATACTCACCCTGGTCATCGCTGGCTTGGATGTTAGAGATTGCTCGGTCATACAGTCCAGCCCATACCTGCACACGAGCATCATTCATCAGATATGGTTCTGCTTCTGCCAGTGATCCATAGAGCATTGCATCTGGGCAGTTGGCAAGGAATACGTTTGAAGTATTTGAGTCGCTCAGAAATGTCGGACTGGCGTAATACAACATTTGAATTGTGTACACAGCATCAGGAATCGGAGCAAACTGGAATTCACTTGCTAGGATTGTGTATTGACGCGGTACGCCTGCTTCAGCAGAACGTGAGTTGCGATAGAACGCACTAGGGGCCAAATACTCAACCGGATAAACCGGATTGCCATCCAAATGAATCTCACGCAATTGCAGGAAATCTGACGGCAGTGCCACCGTAGAGTCACCAGCAGTAGTTGTAGTGGTCACAACCTTGAGCATCTGACGGATACGCAGTTCTCGGCGCATACGTTGTTCTGCAAGTTGAATGAAGTCAGGGATGACAGACGTTAGATCAGAACGTGCCAGATAATTGGCAACAGTAGTCTTTAGGTCTGAGTAGTTACTTAGGGCCATTATTGAATTCCTTTAGCGTTTCGTCTTCTACATCTTCCCAACGGTGTTCTCGCGCTCCAACGTGACCAATGTGCATCGACAGTTCGTGGTCAACATAAGTGTCATATCCAGAGTCTTGAGCCTTAATGCAGAAATGCACATCTTCGCCAATAATCCCACTCTTGCCCCACGGAGCATCAAACCAAGGTTTCGGCACAGACTTAAACACTTCCTTGCGAATCAACACAGCACCAAAACCAATTGCCGTAACCTTCTCAATTCCTTGCTTGCCACGACTATCAATCTTTTCCCACCAGTGAATCTTTTTGCCATCCTCTTCTTCAATGTGCAGATTTAGTGCAGTAGGAAGAATCGGTGGTCTGCGAGTTGTTGCATTAACTCCACAAATGCCAACCTCTCGGCTAAGAAGGATATTAACCATATCCTTCGGAAATCTCATATCGCTATCAATGAAAAGAACTGCGTCGCAGCCCTCGTTCAGAGCAATATCAACAAGTTTCTCGCGCTGATCAAAAATCAATGTTCCAGGCATCGTATACATCATCAAACCATGCCCTTCTTTAGTGCAGCGAGTCTTTACGTCATAAGCAACCATCTTCGCAAAATCAAACGCAAAACTGGTCATAACCTCGTCACGGCACGGTACGCACACTCCGACTTTCATAGATTCCCTCTGTAAGTTTTGCAGGCAATGCCAATTTCAGTTGTGTTCAACCATTTGGCAAATGCAGTGTCATCAACAATCGCAAATCCACGCATCACACCCATTTTATTTAAATCGTCAATGACTGTGTTCGGGATACGCGCTACATGGTGCATCTCATCTAAAAAGTCTGTTCGTTGCTTGTCTGCCTCCAAGTCAATCTTGTTTTGCTCAAGAATGTTTGAAATATCCTGAGAAGTTTCAGTCACAACCATGTCATCTATGGTATGAAACTTCTGAACCCTAGTGCCATCGTTAAAGATGATCTTTGACATTTAATCCTCACAAAAATGGGGAGGGTTTCCCCTCCCCACCTCTACATCATTACAGGCTCATATCCAAGTCAGCAATGAGGCCGTGAGCGGCTTCATTCTTAACTTCAAGCGTGCATTCGACCAGCAACTGAGTCTTGTCGCTATCGCCAGCCTTAGCCAGTTCGTTAGTCTGAAACGGACGAAGGTACGCAACAGCAGCGTATTCCGGATCAAGAACCAGAGCATCACGAGCACGCATAAAGCGGTTCGGAACCACCGACATCGTGCCGAAGTCGCTCATGTAAACGTCAGCCGCACCAATGATGGTAGTCGGCTTGTTCGACGGAGCCATGAAGCGTTGAGCAGCGATACCAGCAAAACCCGAGACCTTCTGCTTACCCGACGGGCCAACCATCAGCACCTTCGGATTGCCACCAGCGGTAAACACGTTAGCAACGCAATCCTTCAGCAGTTGCTCAGTGAAAGTACGTTGCGTACCGTCGGTACGGGTCGAGACACCGATGGTGGTCGGGTTGTTGGTAGCGGTAACAACGCTAGTGTTGGTCTTCAGCCACGAGAGCAGCGAACCCATCTTACGAGCCGACGAGTTCGACGAACCAGCGGTTTGACCTTGGTTAGCCAGCAGGATGGTTTCCAGATCGCGCTTGATTTCAGCCGATGCCTTAGCCAGTTGATAAGCCTTTTCCGACTTACGGCCAGCCTTGTTCACTGCATCCAGAGTGCCAGAGACCTTGATGGTCTTTTGCAGAATCTGGGTGTAGTTGCCCAAGCGAACGGTAGCCGACAGGGTAGCGTCCGAAGCGTCAGCACCTTCAACAGCAGCGTTGTTGGTGGTAGCAGCGGCCAGGCTGTCAGTCTGCCATTCGTGATAAACGTTGGTGGCCTTGGTACGGCCAACCGACGATTGGAACGGAGTGTCAGTCGGGGAAATGTTGTAGATAACGTCTGCGAGGTCTTCGCGGATGCCCTTGGCATCGTAAGCATTCCAAATAGCCATGATTATTTCTCCTTAAAGGAATCGTTCAAATAGTGTGGCAGCATCTTGAACCCTTCCAGATTCACGCAGACGCGCCTTGTCTTTTTTAATCTGCTCACGCTCGGAAGTCTGAGCTTTTGAAGTGCCGGATTTAACCATTTTAGGTGCTTCACTTACCTTCTTTGTAACAGAAGGTTTGTTCTGCATGAGTTTCCGATACTGCATACCTTCGTATAGCGAGAGTACAGCGCGAGAGTCATAAACAGACGACAACTCTTGGTCAGTCCAGCCAATAGACTTGGCATATTCACGAATCTCCTGACGAATCTTTGCGCCTTTTTCCTTGTCGGCGTAGTCAGGAACAATTGCTGCAATCCTCTCTGCTTCGCTTGCAAGATGTGTCCTTAACGCATTAGCCTGATCCGCTTGTTGCATTTGAGCAATGCGGATTTGCTCGGCGTGGACTGCTTGCAGTTGCTTTTCGCGTTGAGTCTGCTCTGCAACCTTTACCGCGTAACCAATCGGGTCTGTTTCCTTGAGATACTCAATGTCTTCCTCTGGAGTGTTTAGGAAATTCTCCAGCACTTGAAGACGTTGTGCATACTGCTCCCGCAGATGTTTGGCCTCTTCAACGGCTTGACGCTCTGCTTCCAGTGCGCGACGTTGCTCGGCTACTTCTGTGGTCTTTTTTGTGTAATCAGCACCAAGTTGATAGCCTTTGATGAGTTCGTCGAGGGTGACATCCTTTTCTTCGCCAGCCGCTTTAACACGGTAACGCGGATGTTCCTCTTCATCTTCTTCAGCATCTTCCTGATCGGACTCTTCGTAATCTTCCTCAGAATCCTCTTCAGCCTCTACTTCCTCATGTTCGACTTCCGGTTGCTCTTGCGAGTCGGACGGGTCTTCCATTAGCGAAAGCATTTGGCTTGCGGCTTCATTTACACCAATTTCTCCACTCCCGTCAGGGGTCATGGTTTGCTCAGACATTTTAATTGCTCCACAGTTTGCGAATCTATCGCGTTCGCATACGTTTCTCCATTATTAGAGAATCTTCCAGCGTTTCTTCTCAATATCCTTCTGAGCAGCAACGCTCTTAATCCGTCCTACTATTTCATCCAATACCATTAAATTTCTAAAAGCAGACTCTCGTTGTTCAAAATCAAACTCACTTGAGTTCCTAAACCTATCAATCTGCTCATTATGATAGTTTGCGATTATCTCTTGGAAGAATGAATCAGACAAGAGATGCTGTGCTTGCGTTGGTTTGTCCAACCTGTCCTCCCATAATCGGTGTGCCAAGCAAAGTTTGTAGTGGAATGTCTCCGAGCCTATTTATCAGATCATAACCAAGATACTGACCAGCCCCCAGACCACCACGACGATACAAATTCATAAACGCATTAAAGTCAAATCCTGGGCCAGCAGTACCAAAAATAGCCGGATTAAACCTAATATCAGGCGACAATACAGTTGGTTTTACAGGAGGGACTGTTGGCGGGTTAATAATGCTAGGAATTGTAGACGCGACGCCAATCGTTGTAATTGGATTCTTAATTGCAGCAGTCACAGCATCGTCAATAATTTTCTTTGCATCACCAATAAAAGTGCCACCATTATTGATTGCTGAAGGATACTCTCCGCTGCCAGTGGTAACTGTATTCCCACCAATAGGAGGAGAAATATACCTATCTAGGTATGTATTTACTCCGCTTACATCAGGAACAGTGCCGCCTCCAACTGGGGTAGGAATAAAATCTTCCGGATTGATTTTTAATCCAATTCCACCAACATTAGGATTGAAACCTATGCCACCGAATGTTCCAGGGGCAGGAGTGGGAATTGATTGGAGCGTGCCACCACCAACAGGAGTACGAATAAATCCTTCTTGCATATTCGGAGTCAATCGCAGTCCAGCTCCAGTATCGTCTAGCAATCCGGTAATAGTTTGACCAGGACGGAATGTTGCTCCAGTTACATCATCAACCACCCCACCAGTAGCAGCTGCGATATCGTCAACCGTCGTGGCAATCCCACTGTTCGTCATTAACGTTGCGGCAGCATTTGCTTGAGAAACTGTAGGCTGACCAATGCCACTGACAAATTTGTTAAGCGTGTCAATAGTTGATTGCGACATAGTGATGCCATTCTTGGCTAGGACATTGCCAAGACCACCATTTTGACCGATATACCCACCAGCAGCACCTCCGGCTGCTCCAAGCAGTCCACCAGTCAAAATATCGTTACCAGTAATTGCAGCAGTACCAGCGCCAACCAGTCCACCAGCAGCAGCAAGACTTCCAATAGTTGATCCGGCCCCGTAAGCAGCACCAGCAGCAGGCAGGAATGATCCACCAGCAAATACGCTACCCAGACCAGGAACCAAAAGAGAACCAGCAATGCCAAGAGCAATCGCGCCCAAAGTGCCGATACCCTCTTTGGTATTTATTGACTGGTAGGTATTGCTGGCCTCTACGATTGTTCCGTCTGGCTTCTGGATGTAGTAAGTGGTCAATGATCGACCATCACCAACATTTGTTTTGTCAGAATAAACAGTGCCAAGATTGGTGCTAAGACCACCATTGTTCTTTACCTGTTTCAAGCCTTCTGTGGTAGTCGGTGCGCCAGCCTCTAGTGCGCTGATAATCTTTAGTGCTTCGGCAGGATGTTTTGCACCAAGCAATTTCGCATCTGCTACTGTTGGGTTATCCATCTGCGACAGATTGTTGAGTACATAAACTCCAGAAAAACCAGAACCAACGCCCTTCTTATTGGTTGATTGCGTCAATCCATTTTGATTCATGAATTGCACGGCACTAGAGATTTCTTGCGCGGTGCTATTTACCACATTTGCAGCATTTCCAGAGAAATCTTGCGATAGCAGACCAGATACAACCTTACCGCCAAGAGTCGGTACGAATCCTGTTGATTTGGCTTTAGCAAGTTCTGCTTTGTTTTGCTGTTCCATCAACTTTACTGCTGCTGTGATCTCAGCCTTCGTAAGTCCTGCTTGCTTTGCTTCTGTCTTAAAAATAGATATTTCAGCCTGACCAGCCTTCTGAAGTGAGCCAAGCGTTGCCTTGTCAGCAACAGTTTGGCTGGCAATCAAATTAGCCGGAGTGGAAACAGGAGCAGGAGCAGGAGCAGGAGCAGCAACCTCACGAATATCAACTGGGCTTATTCCAGTTCCTGCTGGTGCGGCATAGACATTGATAGATGGTGCTGACGGCACTTGTGCTGCTGGTGCTGCGCCAGTGACATACGGGCCGTAATCTGATGCAAGAAGAGAAGGTACAGCAATAGGAGTAGGTGCAGGAGAAATGGCAATAGGAGTCAGCTGATTAGATGAAGACCCGCTATTTTTCGCTTGATTAGCAATAATTTCCAAGACAGTTGGCATGATTAACCCCTCAATTGCATCAATACATTATTAAGAACTCCTGCGGCTTCACTTTGTTTGTCCAGACGTTCTTGTGCAGTTTCCAGTGCGGCAATGAACTGCTGGCGCTCAGATAGAGCCATTTCACGTTCTGAGATTGCATTGTCAGACAGTAGTTTGGCCTGCTCCAGTTGCAGCTTCACTGCGTTCTTCTCACGCTCAATTTCCAATTTGGCTTGCTGGATAGCAATGTCAGCAATAGCCTGCTCTCGATTGGCTTGCAGTTTTGCAGTCTCCACTTGGATATCGGCTTGCAGTTTTGCTGCATCAGTCTGTGCTCGCAGTTGAGCCTTCTGCTGTTCAATCTGTGCAATGACCATTGTCGGATCAGGTTGCTGCTGTTGAGGCTGAGACAGTTGTGCGTCAACCTCCGGCGGGACAGGTTTAAAGAATGTGTCCGTATCCTTGAAACCAGCAGCCTCAATAAGACGGCCAAGCGTCTCACGGTACTGTCCAACAGATACCAGCGGATTGGACGGGCCATAGCCTTGCAGGATGGTCTCTTGCTTAGACATAATCATCTGGAGCATTGCCAACTGTTCCTGACGGCTTCCAGTACCCAAGCCGACGTTGATAGATACGTCATACTCATTTGACCAGGAGCGCGGATCAAACTGAACATACTGGCCTCGCAGACGCACCACCTTTGGCTTGTCTTGGTATTGGCACAGTAGGTGCAGAATGCCCTTCATCAGACTCTTAACGCCAGTCTCAGCAAAGATGCGAGCCATCAGTTCAATCTTGCCTGCGGATGCCTGAGACATTGCAGCAACAGCAGTAGCTGTCACGTTGCTCAGGATGTCAGGATTTAGCCCTTGCTGTGCATCAGATACGCCAGTGCGTTTAGCTTGAACGCTATCCAGATACTCAAGCATCGGGAATGCCTGCGAGGCTACGTTAGCCACAGTCAATTGCTGGATTGCATTGTTGTTCTTGACGCGGATAACTCCACCAGGAGTGCTAGTCAGCAAGTCATCTAGATTTGCCTGACCATCGACAACAGTCACCCGAGCATTGTTAGTCAGGTAAAGGTTATCCAGCATCTGACGAGTAATCGTCGTTTTAATCAATTGCAGATCAATGGTGCGGTCTGCAAGCGATTGTCCGTAGAACTTGTGCGGAATCGGAATCGGGCAGATAGAGTGAAACGGAATGTAATCACACTCTTCGTCTTCAAGAATCTCATTGCCCGCGTAAACGATGCGACGCAGTTCTGCAATGCCATCATCGTCTTCGTCGATACGAATGTAGCACTCATAGACTTCAACCTCTTGCATCGCCATATCAAGCGACTGTGTATCGTCAGGCATCTCAGAGCGGTCATAACGTGCCAGACGTTCCTGCGAGTATTGCAGGCGATCGCCACTCGGCAGAGCATCAACGATGTCCTGCTCAAAGCCCATAGCAACCAGTTCGCTGCGGGTAATCATTCGACGGTGGGCGCAGAACGGAGTGTCTTGCACAGTCCGACCATTCTTTGACATCAAGAACTCTTCGGGTGGCACGTTCTCAATGACAATACCGCCCTCACCGACCTTCTTCTGGACCTTGACCGAGTGCTTGCGATAGACCATACCCATCGGGTCAATCACTTCCTCCGTGTCCTGCTCGACAATCTCTACAGAATCATCAGATAGCAGCAGCACCAGTTCGTCATCAGTGAGGTCTTTGTACTTTTCCTTGGTGACGCTAGTCTCGTCGTTCCAGTAAGCCTTAACGATGCCAGTCTTCTGTAGCAGAGCATCCTTGAACCAGTTGTGCAGGATCAGGAATCCGTCGTTTTGGCGATAGAACACCCAATTGGCATATTCGGTAGCCTGCTTGGCAAACTGTTCGTCGCCTGGCGACTTAGGCTCAAATGCGACCACATCGTCAGTAGAAGTAAACACGCGCATTAACTGAGGCAATGCACCGTCAACTGCTTCTGCTACCTCACCAGTGACAATCTGTGAGCGGCCCTCAATCTCATTACCCATCGGATTCCGCAGGTAATAATTCATCGCCTTCGTGCGTTCATCGGTTGTATCCGTCTCCAGATAACCGATTGCATCATCTATTTCGCTTTCAAGAATGGCCTTCACTTGAATGTCAGTAATCATACGACCCACCTTGTATTTATATTTAACGGACGATTCCAGTCTGAACCATCTTCGCGCAATCCAATTGCTAAGTACCTAAATGCGTCTGCTGCGTGACTAGACCAATCATGCAATGGCTTATCATAAAATACCGCACGTTTATCGTCATATTCTCGCCGATAGTTTCGTAGTGCGTCTAGTCCCAGTTTTGTCTTATCAATTTCAAACCAGCAGCGTGGCAATAACTGGCGTACCGCTTGAATACCATCAGCAATAGATAATCTCGGTGCAACAGTAACATCGAGTCCTGCTTCCATCAGCACTTCTTTGCGACTCTTACCAGTGCCAAGTTCGCGTACCTCTACGTCATGCGGCAGGATCTGCGATGCCTTGTGGTAGTTATTGTCTTGCAGCCACTCAAAGTAATGCTCAAGCCCGACTCCGTGGTTCTCGTGGTAATCAATTAGCCTGACCTCTTTAGACGCGATTTGAGCCACCCAAATTGCTGTGCTGTCACCCATACCTAAGTCCCATGCACAGAACGTCTTGGCGAGGCTCTCATGAGTTATACGGCATATTCTCTGCTGCTCTTCTAGGTCGTTTATCAGCGCACCGTAGTAAGAACCTTCTACTGCTGCGTGGAATGAGCACTCGAATTCTTGGGCGTACTTGTCAGCACCCATTTCTTTCTTCGCGGATTCCAGTTCGGAGCTATCAAGTATCCCAGTCTCACTAGCCTTGAACTCCAGAAGCGACCAATCGTCCGACGATGCCGCACGATCTCTAAAATCCGCAAAATGATTGCGACCTTTCGGCGTTCCAAGAAAGAGTGCGAACCCTTTTCGGTCAGCGAGAGCGGGACGAATGATCTCATTCCAAATCTTTGGGTCTTGGTCAGCAATCTCATCAATCACCACTCCGTCGAAGTATTGACCACGCAGGCTGTCAGGATTATCTGAGCCATACAGTTGGATGCGACGCCCATAGAACTCAGACTTGAGTTCAGAGACATTGAGTTTTGCGTCTAGCGGGCGAGTGAAGCGTTCGAGGTAATCCCAGGCGATACGCTTTGCCTGACCATAGGTTGGCGCAATGTATGCGTACCTCGGGGCTTCCTGACCGTTCTTAAGCGAACTATGAATTAGCTGGTTGATTGCTGCGACAGTCTTACCCATCCGACGATGAGCGACTACCACCGTGAACCTGTTTGCAGCGACAGCCTTGTGAATTGCACGTTGTGGATCGCGTGGTCTGTAGCCAGTATCAATAACTCGCTCAGTCATCGACCCCACTCACAACCTTGATAGACAGAGGGCCACCACCATCACCAGTGACCTCAGTGCGAGCCAGCTTCGGAATGTGGTACTCGATAGCACGTAGATAGATGTCGCAGGCTTTCTCAGGAGACTTGTCCGCTACCTGGCTAATCCACTCAACAAAGTTACCTGCGTTGTCTTCAGCCATGCGAGCAATTGCTTCTCTGACAGCAGCAGTAGACTTGTTGACAGAACCAGCAGGCCGTCCCATTCCAGCACGAGGCGGCTTCTTATCTGTCACTACTTTACTGTGTTGAGAATCATTCTCATTCATGATACCGAGTCCTTACTGGTTTGCTTCCGGTTCTAGGATTGCTACTTCTAGACCGCCATCATCATCAACGAACACACCTAGAACTTTGTCGTTGTCGAGTTCGATATACAGTGCATCATCGTCGGTTTCGATACCTTCGATGGTGCGGCCGATCAGCATTTCAAGGATTTCTTCAAGCATATCGTACTCCGTTATTTAGTGAAGCCGTAAAAGTATAGGTCTGCTGGATTACAGTTTGTACTGAACTCATAGTCAGTGAACATATTATCTAGGTTGAAGAGTTCTCTGAAGTCATGCTCTATTAAGTTTCTATAGTAATCGTTTGTGAATGGTGCGTCGGCTGGACTAGTCGCTGTCGTTCCATGTTCTGGTCTGCCTTCTGTAGCACAAGTCATTATTACCATTCCATCTGTCATTCGTACCATGTTCTCGAATGTCTCTGCCCAATACTTATTGTGTTCAAAGCATTCGCAGCTAATAGATGTTCTGAAGTGTTTGTCTGGGAATGTGAGCAGATGTCCTGATTCAACTAGGTCTACATTCTTTCCAGAACCTAGGTCTACGCCTAGATAGTCGCATCCACTGAAGAATCGTCTTATGCTGCCATTGATGTCTAGCGATCCAATCTCTAGTACCTTGCAGTTGTTGAAGTAACTCGGGTACATCGACTGAACACGATGCACAAAGTTAATCTGGCTTTCGTGGCTCATTTCTTCTTGTTTCGTGCGCTGATTGCTGATGCCTTCTTCTTTGCGTCACCCTTACTAGATGCTCCCCATGCTTGGAGAGATAGCAGCAGTCGAGTAGGACTACCATCCGGCTTACGCTCCGGTCCTGGCATATTACCCATACGAGCCAAAAAACTTGCGCGGCGAGGATTGTCGCCAGTCTTTACCGGGGACTTTAGGTCTGAACCCGGATTAGCAGCTTCGTAAGACTTGCGACCTTTTTCGTTTAGGCCGCCAGTCTTTGCTTTGCCTTCTTTGCGTGTCCATGCGGGAGATTTCATTTTGACCCCGGATAATAACCAAACTCAAGCAATGAATCAGGCCACGTTGTTATATCCCTTGCGCGAACCTTCTTCTCAAGAATTACAGGGCCATAATCACTAGCTACATTTCTGTCTAAAGTAACCCAATCACCAGTATTTATTTGCTTACCAGTTCCTTTAGGGACACCGCGATAAATTGTAACTTCTGCCTCAGGATTACCACGAATCATTCGCATGATATTTAAAATGCTTTTTTCTCTAGGATCGCCAGAACCAAAGTATTGCAAAGCATTCTTGCTAAAAATATCTTCACCAAAACTTTTTTGCGGCTCAAATAACATAGATGCACCGCCCTCTAACGACATTGGCCTATGCGTCATTGCATAATCAAGAATGTCAGCTTTCTTAATAGCACCCATCATCGGAGCAGCAGCAAGGCCAGCAGCCTTACCAATAGGCCCACCAAAGTCTAGCAATCCAGAGATAGCAGCCTGTCCATAGTTGCCAGACATTGCTTGTCGTGTTGCACCGAGACCAGGAACGAACGGTTCTGCAAGATCGGCAAATAGAGTGCGGATTTCAGCCGGACTCAGCCGTTTCTTCGCCCTCTCAAGTTTGCTAATCCTGTCCATCTTCATATTCCATCTTGGCAAACTTCAGCATAGCCTTCTGTTTGCTGGTCATAGAATCAGTAATCGGGCCACCAACCAACCACGCAGAGCAAGTGCGATCAGCAGCACACTTGAACTCAAACAGTTCGCAGTAACCTAGGTCTGCACTATCAACTACTTCGGAAGCATACGTCTCATCGTCCGACTCTTCCTGCTGGATGCCACCGACGATGCACTCCATCATTTCGGGCGTCTGGATGAATGCAGAGCAGTTCCCGCAACGCATAGTCTTGGCATTGTCTTCAGAAGTATTCCACTCCTTGCCACGCGCACTCCAGAAGTCAGCATTCTCAAGTTCTGGATTAGCAGGGCCATATCCATACTCAGCAAATGCTTTGTCTCGATTCTTGAGATTTACACTGATATCGTGAGTAGCAATAGGACAATTTTTCATAGTTTTTCTACCTGCACCCAGTGGCAACGATAGTCGCCTTCTTTTTGAGTCTGATACCACATTTGTAGACTCTGGCAATCCTCTAGCGTTTCAACAGTATCTAGTAAAACTAGATGTCCATTTGTCAGCAGGAAGAGGTTGAACCAGATAATCACTTTTTCTTGGCGGTCTTAGCTGAAGCCTTGAAAGCAGCAGCAGTAGGTGCGCCCTTGGTTCCAGGCTTACGCATCTTCTCGCCTGATCCTTCAGCGATACGCTTGCGTTTAGCGTTAATGTTTGCGTATAGACCGTTCTTCATTTCTTCTTGGCCCTCTTTGCTTCGCTCATTGCAATAGCTACGGCTTGTTTGCGAGACTTAACAACAGGGCCACCCTTACCGGAGTGCAAAGTGCCTTCTTTGTATTCGCCCATCACCTTACCCATCTTCTTTTGAGCAGCAGTCTTCTTCATATCGGTCTCCTGTTAAAACCAGTTCTATAGTAATACCTGCGTATTTAACAGACAATAGAAAACCCTTAAAAACAAAACCTAGTATTACCTTCGATTATTAAGTTTAGGTAATATCTCTGTTTGGTGGACACACCTAGACCATCCTAGATGTGCCTTCAGAGTAATCTCCGCTCGGAGCCACCCACCCGTCAGCCTTCTCGTCCTAGTGGTGCTAACTTCGACGCCACTTGCTGTATCTCAGGACTATCCCACAGTTCAGCTTATCCCCTAGCCCCTACCGTTACCCGACAGGCTAGGCGGTCTGCCCAAAGAAAAACCCCGCTTAGATAGAGGCTCGGCCTTGGCGAGGCAGTCTCCAACACTCCCGTAATAGTGTCTTTGACCACACAAGCCCCTATCTAAACAGGGTTCTACGGGAATGTCTGACTGCCAGATCAGACGACTATAAGGTAATGCTTATGCTCCATGCGTGTCAAGTATAAGAAAGTCTGATAGCACACAGCAAAAATTTGTGGGACTATGACTCATCGACGCAGCACACGCAGCGTCCTAAACAAGACAGGAGAACGAAATGCTTCAGACCAATATCCGTAACTTCTACCCGACCCTTGCTGCTGCCGCCAAGGTTGCAGAGGCTAATATGATTTCCGATCCTGACTGGTCTTATGTCTGCGAATCTTATGACGATGGTGTTACTTGGTCTGTAGCAATTTATGACGAAGACAGCATAAAAGTTGGCTACATCGGCTAATCAACAGGGGCTTCGGCCCCTTTTTTATTTGCCCTGCGAACATACTCATCCATCTCCGCTTGCAGGATGTCCAGACCAATCTGGATGCCATCTCGGAATTGCTGAGTCGTAATCTCCAGCCCGTAGTCTGCCGCCACTGGTAGCTGCTTGGGTTGCTTGATCCAGCAGTCAAGAATTGCCTCGCAGATAACGTGCATGGTGCGCTTAGGATGCGTTTTCCGAGCCATGTAGACCGTCTGTAGGTTCGCCATCAGTTCCTTGCGCCTATGCGCCTCAGAACGCACCCAATACCCCAGACACCCCATACCTTTACGACGCGTATCACTCAACACCACAAGTTTCCCTTGCTACAGTTGCCCAAGACTCAAGACTGCATTCGACAGTGTAGTCAAAGTCGTGCCACCAGTCTGCATCCTGCGTGTGTAGATGTACACACAATGGATATACAGCTCGCCATTCTCCGCGCTGGCGCTTGTAGACCAACAGCGGGATTAGCCCCTTCGACTGGCGACAAGTCTGCGACCACCAATCCTTGATGTCTCCGAGCGTAGCCTTGGAATGATCCTTAACCTCGACTGCCCATCCTGGCACACCAATCAAGTCTGTGTCCCCGTGGTCGTTCCTGACGCGTCTGTGAGCGTTCCAACCAGTCAGTTCAAAGATGATGTTGGCGACGGCACGTTCACCACGCTTGCCCTTGTCTCGACTGAACTTACTCACTTTCCATCTCCAGCAGCAAGTCGATGTAGTGCTTGGCTTTTAGCAAGTCTTGCTTGCCACCCTTTTCCCGCCATCGCACCAGATACTTGATAGCGTTGCCCTCACAGAATCCAATCCCATTCTTATGGATGAACTCGATAGGCTCGATTGAGAAGTTCTTGTAGTGCGTGCCGCCAATCTGTGTGTCTAGCGCAGACATTCTTTTACCTTTTCCAAGAGTTCAAGTTCTTCAATCCCATAGTATTTCTCAAAAGCCTTGCGACCCATGCCGTGCAAGCCTGAGTTGCCTCGATGGTGCTCTGGACATAGTGGGATCACATCCATATTGCTTGCTCTGCGTCCAGCACCAGTGCCAGTTCTAGGATGATGCAGTTCTGCCGGAGTCTCACCAAGGTTCAAATGTTTGCAGAGTATGCAACCAATCTCTGCCACCTTACCCATGTATTGCTTCTCAGCCTTCGTCACTAAATATCACTCCCTTTTCTACAGCCCATGCCTCAACACACAGCATATAGTCTCCAAACTCCGAGACCGATAAGTCTGTGCTGGACATACCTAGATTAATAATTTCTCCGTCAGGCATACGCAGTTCGCGCACACCAATAAATCGACGCTTAAAGTATTCATGCCAAGTGTCAGAGTCGAATCCTAACTGGTCACTTATATCGTGTACGATTGCCCAGTATCTGCGGTTTTGTAGGTTCCTGCGCTTTTCTTTCTCGGTCTGCAATGTCAGCAGCATAGGCTGACCAGTCAAAGCCCGATTCATAGCCGAGAAAGCCTGTTTCAGCCCCTCCGTCGAGTTCACTCGAAACTTTAGTGCCTCGCTCGATTCCGTTCTCACTCGCATACTTAACTTTGCAATCTCCAAAGACAGACTTCACCTGATCCACAAATTCTGCCACCTTCGGCATTAGCTGCCGATTCTTTCGCTGTACCTCGGTCTCCATCTGTTGTTCTCCCTGTAGAACTGACCATCGGGGTTAAAGAATAGCCCAATGCGACCTTCCCAGTCTCCGTGACGGTTCTTGTCGCATACCAGTAAGGCATCGACACCATCATCATCTTCGCCGTTCTGGATGCGCTGCTCTTTCTTTTTGTTGCGCCAGACTGAGAAGCATTGGTCTACCTGATCCGTAATCGAGCCGGAACCTTTGCTGTCGTACTTGCCTGGAACTTGCGATTCATCTGCCAGCTTGCGACTGTGGTGAACAATGTGAATATGAATGTTATGGTCTCTGGCGATAGAACACAGTGCATCAATCATCAGCTTCTGACCGTTGTAATCGTCTTCATTGCGAACAGTCTTCATGAGGCTGTCCACCACAAAGTGCTGCACACCTTTAACGTCGGCGCAGTATTGAATCACTTTAAGTAGTTCTTTGCTGTCAACGGTTCCCTGCTGGTCGTATAGCCAAAGTCTGCCAGCCAAAAAGTTGTGGAAGTCCTTGATGAACTTTTCCGTCGGGCCAGCAAAGCCTAGTGCCTGCTTGGTCATGCGTTTAAGCGTAGCGGCTGGCTTCATCTCGAAGCTAGCAATGCAAACCGTTGCGCCTTGGAACAAGAAGTCCAGCATTACATGAGAAGTCATCATCGACTTGCCGTGACCATTGATGCCCATCCATAGGCTTACTTCTTGCGGCCGGAACCTGATGTTCTCCTGCGTCTTGGGCCAAGGCAATGTGTGACCAGATACGCTCTCAGGATTGGCAAACGCATCAATCACAACATCCATGTACTCATCTGCGGATCGGATAGCCAGCGCAGTCCTGGGTGGTTGATAGCCTTCTAGGTCTTTCGGTGTGATGAGCATTGTTCCTCCATGTGAGCCTTCAGTTTGCCACAAAAAAATTGTTGACACGGTAACTTTTTTGCGGATGATACGGGTTGTGCATCCCGCACCCAAGGAGACGAAATGTTTGACGATATGAAGGACATGACCGCAGTGGAATGGGTAGAAACAATCATCTTCACGCTGTTCGTTCTGGTGTCAGTTCCGACAGTGTTTGCAATCGCGGAGTTGGCAATTGACTAATGGTCAAAAGTTAAAGCAATGGCGAACTGAGCAAAATCTGTCGCCTAATCGCTTGGCATCGCTGTTATCAGGAATCACAAAAAAACCTACCAGCAGGCACACAGTCATGCGATGGGAAAAGCAAAAACGAATACCTTACACGCTTTATGCAAATGCAATCTACGAATTGACCAAAGGTTTAGTTGATTTCTCACAAGAAGACAAACCTAGATTTAAATTTATCAAGGAGATGAAATGACACGCGATGACATCATCCGTATGGCGGGGCATCGAGAAGTGCCGCCTTGGGTCATGAAATTGGTACAAGATTGCGTGGATGCGGAGCGTGAGGCGTGCTGTAGATGCCATCCGAGCAAGGGGAGAGAAATGACACACGATCAGTGGTTGGAACAGCCATACGTTAGTGCAGCAGATCGTCAATCCAGCATGGAATTGATGATGGAAGAAATCTTTTATGGTTATGACAAGTTGGCAATGTTCGCGGAGTTTATGGAAGATGCAACCTACGATGACATCCTCGCGCAGTACATCGTTGAAAAGAAGTTTGCAGAAGCAGGACGCTGCCTATGGTCTGACTACATCGACTGGCTGTGGGACTGCGCCCAAACCGAAGCAGAGCATCGAATTCGGTTCCAATGAAGAGTACGAATACTGGTTGCAGGAAATGACACAAGGAGACTTTCGTGAGTAAGTATGCAGATCGCAGGAAGATTGACGTTTCTCAGCACATTGAGAAGAAGAATGGTCTTTCGTATTTGTCTTGGCCCTATGCGATTGACACTTTGCTTTCGCATGACGAAACAGCAACATGGGAATATGGCGAGCCTATCCGCTTTGGCAATACGTTGATGGTTTCAGTAACCGTTCATGCTTTTGGCATATCTCGCAAGTGCTTGCTGCCAGTTATGAACCATCGTAACCAAGCAATTGAAAACCCCGACTCAATGGCCGTGAATACGGCATATGCTAGATGCCTCGTTAAGTGTTGCGGGTATCACGG